AAAACCTCTGGGGTCCAACCTATTTTTTGGATAAAGGCGAGCGGCTGGGTAAGACGTTCAGTGCCTTCGAGAGCCGCTGGTTCCGCAAGGGCTATGACGGCTACAGCCTCGTGCCGCACGCCCACTCGCAGGGTGAAATAGAGGAGAAGCTGCGCGACGTCTGCCTGACCGTCCGCGCGCTGTCCGTCGATGAGCCGAACGTGGTGCCGGTCTACGCCGACTTCATTCCGTCCGTGCGCAAGCTGTACACGTCGATGGAGACGGAGATGTTTGCGCAGCTCGCGGAGAGCGAGGTTGAGGCGGCCAACGCCGCCGTGCGGACGCAGAAGCTGTTGCAGATTGCCAACGGCGCGCTGTACGTGGGCGACGATGGGAAGTGGGAGGAGATACATAATGCCAAGCTGGACGCGCTGGAAAGCATTATTGAGGAGGCTAACGGCGCGCCCGTCTTGGTGGCCTATAACTTCAAGCACGATCTCCAACGTCTACAAACTCGTTTCCGTAAGGGCAGGGTGTTGGACGCTGACCCTAATACGATCGGGGACTGGAACGCCGGACGGGTGCCGCTATTATTCGCTCACCCTGCGTCGGCGGGGCACGGACTAAACTTGGCCGACGGCGGAAACATACTCGCCTTCTTCGGCGTCAACTGGAACCTCGAAGAGCACATGCAGATCATCGAACGCATTGGCCCCATGCGGCAGAAGCAGGCGGGCCATGATCGCCCAGTGCTGGTCTACCCTATATTGGCGCGCGACACTGTAGACGAGGTGGTTATGGAGCGTTTGTCAAGCAAGCGCAGCGTGCAAGAAGTGTTACTGGAAGCCATGAAATCACGGAGGAAGAGATGAACATTATCAAAGAGATCAACGACGAACTTAACGAAGCGGCTAAGATGCCAGAGCCAAAGGCCGCCGAGTTGTTGGGCCGCGCTGCGGCGCACATGCACGAACGATCGGCAACCTACGACGATCTGGACGGCGAGCGGTCAATGGGCAAGGTCGTGACGGCCTTCAACGCCATCACCGGCCGCGACCTGACCGAGAGCGAGGGTTGGATGTTCATGCAGCAGGTCAAGCTGGTGCGCCTGTTCACGCGCAGCGACTACCACGCCGACAGCGCCGAGGATAACATTGCCTATGCCGCGTTGCTGGCCGAAGCCAAGGGGGACGGACGTTGAGCGCTTACTGCTTAACCGACATCGGGTGGCGGGAGAAACAGCGATCTGCGGACACGCGGCCACCGATGGCGTAGCCTTCAAAGTACGGGGCTTCGATAGCCCACTCTTCGGGCGTCAGGTTCTGAAGGGCTTCATTACTGTATATGCGGGTGCCGGTCATCGCCGCGATACCCTCTTCGGCCTGCTGGTTCGTGATGTAGCGCCCATCTGGCAAGCGCACCAAATTCGTATTCCGCAAATCGCCGACGTTGCTCCATTGGCCACTCCTCACAAAGTCCTGCACGAAGGGTAGATATGCGTCTTTGGGTGCAGCGTTCTGCTTGCCCTTGATCTGGATAATGTCCTCACCGGACATTTTCTCAGGGAAATTGGCCCTCGCCCATTCGTGCATATTATCGGTGCCGCCATAATCATATTGTTGGTTAAGAAACCGATTAAAGGCACCCGGCTCCCACTCATTTATAGTGTTGCCTGAAAGGCTCCGAGAGTGGGTTGGCGATGTCTCGATCGTCACATGCGGCTCGCCTTTGGCGTCGCGCAGGGAGAAGATGCGCGACCGGCCTTCCATGACGTCGGGGCAGTAGCCCCCGACGCAGTGGCCCATTGTGTCACCTTCGTACTTGAGGGCCTGTTGCAGGGCGTCGTCGTATTGTCCCTGACCGGGATAGGTGTAGAAAAACTCACCTTCCGGCGACAAGAAGCCATCCCGATCCGGGCTTATCTGCCAGCCCTCCGGCAAACCTCCTTCAGGGTCAGGTGCTTTCAATTCCGTCCAACGTAAACCCATGGGGTTGTCGTCGGCGTACTCTTTGAACGTCTGCACGGCGGGGCTGTTAAGGCTGCTTAACGCCGTCCGTTCCATCTCCTTGGCGCGGTACTGATTGATCCTACCGACTTGTTCCGCAGCTTGCGCAAACGTCATGCGGTCAAGGCTCTCAGGGCGCACGGCAAGGTCGAGTGGAAGGCCAGAGCGTTCAGGCTGCAAAGCGTTCTCCATCTCGTCCACAAAGTGATTAAGATCAAGGCTCTTTTGGATGCCGTACAGGTTATCGGTCACCGGCTGTTTACGCAGCCACGGCGCGGCCTGCATAAGCGTGCCCGCCGCCACAGGATCGACAGCGCCTAAGTACCCAGACTCTACGATGTCGTCGTTCATCTCCGCGCGAATGTCTTTTACGCTACGGGGGGTTGTGACGAAACCCATAGGGGTCTTAACTAAACTATCGTCTACGCTTTGCCGCCACATTTCGGGTGTCATCGTGGGGTCGTAATGCATGCCGCGTTCGGCCAATTCGCGTAGCGGGTCATTAGGCGAACCAAAGTCCGTCTTGTAGTATTTTACAAGTGTCCTCTCAAGCCAGTTACCAAGGTTTCCTTGAAGCGTAGGCTCTTCACCACGCTGGTCGAGACCGTAATTTCTGAGCGTATAACGCGCAGCAGCTTCTGGCGACTTATTGTTTTCGGGAGTAAATCTTTGGAAGTACCCTTTAAGCATCGACGCACCCATTTCGGGTGTATTTCCCGCATAGCTTGGCGGGCGAGAACCATCAGGGGTAACCACTTGATAGCGGTCAACACCATACTGGTCCGTGTAATTATCGAGCTTGTACCCGGCTGCTTGGGCGTCAATCGGGCGAAGTGGTACGTCAGGGTAAAACTGACCGCCACGCGGCTTGACGGCGAAGGAAGGCAATCCCGGCCCCGGCGCGGGGAGCGCAAGCTGCTTTGGTGGCGCGGGGAGCGCGAGTTGCCTTGGTTTAGCCTTGGGCGTTACTGCTAGTTTCGCAGCCTTAGCAGCCGCTTTGGCAGCAGCCTCCTTTGCGGCCTTAGCGGCAGCCTTAGCAGCAAAACGTGACCCGATACCCATCGTTACTTCCTTGCTTTGTTGACGGCGTATTTACGTGACTTAACGGCGAGACCGCCACGCGCCTTACGTTGGGGCATCCGTTCCATGATTTCACCCCCGGCAGGATCAACCTCGAAACCAAAGCGTTGATAGTAAGGAATTAGCCCTTCGTCATCTGAGGCCAATCGGAGAACGATATTGTCTCGGTCGGCAATACCGGCGAGTTTATTTAGCGCTTCAGCGCCAGCGCCTTTCCTTTTGCTCTCTATCCATTCAAGCCACGCAGCGCTGGCGCTATCAGGCATAGGTTTAATTTGCTGTCGGGATGGTGATATGCGGCGGACGCGAAGGGTTACATCAGGGGTTGCAGCCTCGCGCGACAAGGGTACTTTACGTGGCACGCGCAGCGCGGAAGATGCAGTTTCAGCGGCGGTAGTTACCTCCGCCTTAGCGGCAGCCTTAGCGGCAGCTTTGGCAGCAGCCTTAGCAGCAAAGCGCGACGCAACGCCCACGTTAACACCGTCTTGCTAGGCGACGACCTACGATCCCACCGGCTCCGGCTACTGGCAACACCGATAGTGCGTCAACCATACGCTTGGCATTCGCGGCTTCGGGATTGTCTTGTGCGTACTGCGCTAACTCACGCGATCCACCGCGCATTGCGGCAAGGTCAAACATAGAAGCCGGTATGGCTGTCGCGGGGACGCTATAAAGCGCGGTATCAAAAGCATAGCCATACGGGTCGCTCATAACTTCTCGGACAGCGGCAGAACCTGCCCGCTGCGCGTCACTGAGCATGGTCTGCGGCGATGTGCTGGTGAGGTAGTTGCCTGCGGCCCGAAGTGCTATAGGCGTCTCGCTCATGATGGCACGCGGAATGTCTTCGGGCCGGTATGCAATATCGCTCAGGCGCACGGGCGGCGTAACCTCGTTCGGCTTACGAGCGCCAACGCCGCCCGAATTACGGAAGCGGGTCTCGTTCGACGCGGCACCAGCGTTGACTAGTCCACGATTGGTTACGCCGCTTAGGTTGCGGCGGATTTTGTCGGCGTCCCGCTGCGAGTACCCAGCGACGTTTCGCGCAATCCACGCAGTCGTGTCAGGAACCGTCAGCCCATACTTGTCCGCCAGATCGGCGGCCGCTGCCACAAGGTCGTTACTGCGGCGGCTGACCGCCATTATTGCGTCATCGAAAAAACTTGTCCGCTTCTTCGGTTGTCCTCCGTTGCCAAACGCCTGTACGGTGCCGCCACGGTACATGTTCTGCATGGGTGCCGCTGTTGCGTCGTCAACGACCACATATTCGCCCAACTCAGGATCGAAAGACGCAATTTCCACGTCCGCTTTGTAGTCGCCGCCGGGCATGGTGGATAGGCCGGTAGGGTCTTCTTCGGTGAGCGAAGGAACGACCACCTCAAAGTCATCCGAGAGCTGGCCACGGGTGTCCTGCGGTGGTGGAGCAAGCGTCGATGCGGCGCCAACGCCACTCTTCGTGACGCGGCGCTCAACTGCTCGACTAGCCGCCTGTTGAGCTGGAGCAGCCGCCTCAAGACGCGTCAACACCTCTTCCATGTCTTCGGGGGTGTTGGCTTTAAGCATGCGCGCCAACTGGGTGTACGTTGCGCGCGACACGTTTGCGTTCCGCATGTTAGCCAGAAAACGTGCAGTTCGAATAGCGATGTTTCCCGGAGTGGGATTGACAAAGAGGCTAACAGCGTCTTCGATGTTGCCCCCCGCGATCTGGTTCTGGATGTCCTCGCGTTCGGCAGCTCGGCGGAATGTCGCGCTGTTGCCGGTGGCCTGACCGATGTCATTGAACAACTGTTCTTCGCGCTTTAGCGCCGCTTGGAACACCTGAAACTCGCCGGGGTCCATGACCGCTTCAAACTTCTTCAAGGAGTTTTCCTTGAGGAGGTCTTTGGCAAAGTTGCGCCGCGTACCCGCGTCTTCAAAACCCTTCATGACTTGCTGCATGAAGCCGGTCTTGAATGCCTGCTGTTCGCCCAGAGAGTAATCCTTCATGAACTTGCCAAACTGCTGCCAGCGCAAGCCAGCAGAGTTTTTGCCCTGTTCTAGGGCTTCCTTAATTTCGATGTCACCCTTGTATTGATTGCGGGCAGCCTTGAACTCGGCTGGGCCGACTTCATCAAGCCGCTTTACGAAGGCATCGCGAAGGCCGCGCAGGGACGTAGCTTGGCCGCCCTGACCGCTGGCGTAGAGCGAGCTAATCTTGCGATCAAGCGCGATCTTAACCTGATTGAGCGTACCCATGTCTGGGGCCATCTTGCCGGTGGGCGAGAGGCCAACCACTGCGCCTTCTGCGTCCATGATTGGGTCGAAGATTTCGCGCAGCTTGTATTGCGACGGGTCGACACCATTGAGAATGGCTTCTTGTTGTTGCAAGCGCGAATTTCCAAGCGCATCCATGTAGGCCGAGCGGATTGCTGGATCGTCCAAAACTTGCATGATGCGCGGGTCGCGGACTTCCACGTTCTGCCAGCCTGAACCGTAATTCCTCTCAGCATTGTCGCGCAGCGTTTTGAGGACGCTTTCCTCCGTT